ATGCAGAGCCTCTGAGTTGCGATAGACTGCTCACAGCACCTTCCTCATGGCCTTTACCGTCAGGTCTCTTTAGATGGCTAACCATAAACAATGTTATGCCTGTCTCTTGCACTAGCATTCTCAGCTTGGTGCAGATTTCATCAAGAGCCTTGCGTTCATCACCGTTGCTCTGCGCTGACACAACAATGCTAACGTGGTCTAGAAACAGAAACTTTGTGTCTAACGCCTTAGCCATGTAGCGACAACGTGCAATGATGTTATCAACACTGGTGCTACCAAAGTGGTCAAACAAGTAGAGTCTGTTAGTACCCATCGTAGTCTCAAATGCTTCCCAACGCTCCTCCTCCGTGCTCTCTACATCTGGTAGATGAAACGGCTTGTTAGCCGCTAGAGACATCAACGACAGCGCAGTCTTACGTGCATTCTCCTCTAGGAATAGCAGACCAATATTATCCTCAGAATGCTTGAGAATATGCCACACTATCTCTCTCACAAACTGAGACTTACCTAGCCCTGAACCTGCCGTGATGGTGACTAACTCAGCCTCCCTGATGCCGTAGGTTAGCTTGTTCAACTCAGCCCACGGGTATTGCACTGCGGCCTTCTCTACTGGCTTGTTAACTTCTTCCCAGAGACTAGCACCGTTGATGATGCCGTCAGGTACAAACTTCTCTGCTGCCCAGAATGCGGCAATGAATTCTCTGGTGTCGTTGGCCTTCAGGTAGTCGCAAGCGTCTTTATGGCCGTTGGTGTGCTTCACAATGGCTGATTTCCCGCCAAACAACTCTGCAACCTCTCTCGCGGCCTTTGTACCTGCCTCATCTGCATCAAAGCATATGACAATGGCATCAAAGCTATCCAGATATTCGTATGCGGCTTTGCAGTCTTTGAGCGCACCTCCTGCACCATTCCTGACACTGACGCATGGGTACTTACTGCCTTGCATCTGATATGCGGCTGCGGCATCAAACTCACCTTCACAGATGGTAATGTACTTAGCACCGCCATTGAATAGCTGTTGACCGAATAGACCAGTACCTGCCCAGTTACCAACATTGTAGAAGTTTTTGTCGGGCAGTCTGATCTTTGCCGCAATAGGTACATTAGCATCTGACGGGTCATGGTAGGCAAAATAGGTGCGATCAGCCTGATCCAGGATTCCGTAGGTTTTAGCGGTGGCGGTGGTTAAACCTCTATCGACAATGGCTTGATAGTTACCTGTAGTCAGTGTTCTCTCTACAGCACTGAAGTCTGGTTTAGCCTTTGGTTCAGTAGACACTGGCACAGAGATATTCCAAGTCTCCTCACTAACCTTACTACTGGGCGTGTATTTATGACAACTGTGACAGAATGTACTGCCGTTATCATTGATCTGTAGCGCATCACTGCTACCGCAGTCTGGGCATGGTTGGTGTATTTTAGCCACTACAACACCTCCTCATATACCCTACCATAGCTAACCAATACAAAGGGTAGATGTAACAATATCCCTTCAAAGGGCATAGCCTCAGTCTGCTCAGTCTCTCTATTGTACACCCACACTGCTCTACTGTCGGCAAACTCCAGAAATAAACCGCAACCGTTAATTAACTCTACACTCAGCATTCTACCGAATAACATCATCATTCTTCTCCATCATCTGATAAATAACCTTTCAATGCGTCAACATCAACAAAACCTAATAACTCACACAGTGATGCTTCCTCATTAACGGCTAAATCATATCTTATATGCTCTACTACCTGCTCTATAAGTTTTAATTTATCAGCCTTAGCCTCATCAATCTCCCACTGCTTCACTGGCGGGTAATCATCTGCATCTGGTAAATCAAAACCATATGGCTCATCACCATGCAACCAGTCCTCACAACTACCATTCCACGTTCTAGTCATTATTGTTTCTCCTCAGTAAACTTAGAAAATATCATATCATACTCTGTACTCTCAGCAATAAACTGTACAATCACTGATGGGTGTACCTTATAGTGATTAGAAGCCTCTTGCAAGCTAAAAACACCATTGCTAATATCTGCTGCCGCTTTAAAGACTGCTTGTATCTCTGGATCTAGCGTTCCCTCTAACATATATTTCTTAAACATTATAACTTTCTCCTTAGCCATTGTGATGATTTTTCCTGTATCTCATTCTCGAATACAGGCCATATTGAACGTGTTACTTTCTTACTTATAAAATGCTCATCTGTAACAGTGTCGCCAGTGCCTACCCTACTTCTTATGGTAGTCGGTGACTGTTTAACACGCCTAGCTAGCTCGTGCATTGTATACAACTTCCCTCTCACTAGTCTAGGGTCTGTTGTTTCGTTGCGGTAATACCTAATTTTACGTCCCATCTTTAAAATTTCCTCATTTTGTGGTAGAATATATGACTATATAGTTTCTTTAACGCTTTTTAAAGCACTTTAATGTTAATAATTAATAATTACCTCTTAAACATCTATATCAACGCTATTATTGACTATATAGTCCAAGATCACTCTCTCTCTAATCGCTGTTAACACTTCAACACCGCACCTATACGGTAAACTCTGCACAATATCAACAAATTCGTTGATAGCAGCAGTCCTAGTGTCGTTATCCTCTATATCACTGAAAAATGCAAAGTTACTCTCTCGCATATTGTCTCTCTCTATTGGTTAAAAAGTTCCGTAGCATTTGACAACACTCTCTCCAGTAGTTCAACTCTCCCAAGCCTATTTTGTGACCCAAATCAGCTTTTCGGTCACGTTTTAGTCTCTCTATTGTCTCTCTCTACCTCTCCACAGTTTAAACACTGGCGACAATAGCAGATAGTGCTATGCTGCACAGTAATACGCCATAGAACGCCATATAATGCGTTTTAACAGCGTTTACCTGGTTATTGGTGCTAGGGTATAGGCTGCAACTAAACAGCCTTAAACAGGCTTATATTAGCTCGGTATATTACAGGCAAAAAAAACCCTAGCTGTAACACTAGGGCAAAGGATTGCAACAACACTAGGGGAAATTAGTTTAACTCATTTATGGCTCTATTGAATAACAGATCACTGTATATTTGTTTGCCTGTATCTTCTAACTGATCTATACAGGGATTATCGCGTAAACTTTTACGCGGTGTAAAATAAGTAAGCATTTTACTTAATCGCTTGTATTCAACGCTATTTTGTCCGCTATGGTAGTTAACAAAATACACGTAATACGCTTCTACTATATCAAATCTATTCATTATTCAGCCCTCTCTATTGTCTTTTTTAATCTGTTTTAAACAACCATCACAAATTTTATGTTCGCCTATATAGTTAATTTTTGAATAATATAAGCCGTCACGCTTTGATTGGCCGCAATTATCGCACTCTGTTTTATATGGCTCTGTTTTCATTACTCAGCCCCCTCTATAGCAGGATAATCCCGACGCAATCGCGCCCAATGCTCTGCATTTGGTGATACAACAGTATACTCGTTTTTATCCAGTAGATAGTCGCCACAGAATACTAAACCCTTATCAACATAGTCTGGCTGATTAGTGGCTATTGTCGCGCTATAAACTTTGTTTTTATCCAGTGGCTGCGCTATATAGCTAGCGCATCTGTAGTTAGCGTTAGGTTTTATTAAAATGCTCATTGTTTATGCCCTCTCTCTTTCGCTAGCAGGTTTAATCCATAGGTTCTCGCTCCAGAATGGCTCGCTAGCGTTACCTGCATATATAAAGGAATCATCCCAACCGTTCGCGCTATACTCTGCATGGTCTGAGTCTGACATCAATTGGCAGTCCATATACCCTTCATCTACTGCATAGTCCAAGGCATCTTGCTCGTTGTTAGCGTATGCCACACAAATCAAACCAAATTCATGCCCGATTAAATAGGCACTCTCTCCGTATCTAAAGCCGTCTTTATTTGCTATTTTCATTATATAACCCTCTCTAAAAATCTTGAATAATTATACCGCCATCAAATTCGATGACAATGGTGTGATCGTATAAATCTTCAATGCTATCTAGCACTGTCGAAAAATAGATGTCTTTAATCTCTGAAAAATCACTGTACTCTGTAAACTCGCAACATAGCGCAACAACATCTAGCTCATAGGGCTCTGTGCAATCGTTAGACATTTCAGATAACCAATCAAACAACGCACCTAAACCTTCATAGCTAAACTGATCTGCGCGGTCATAGTCTGTAAAGGCGCGCCTAAAATCGTAAATATCAATACTTTTATAAATCATTACATTAACTCCCTAGTTAATTATTGTCGATAGTGGGTTGTTGATCATAAAGAAAACCCCAGTAAACAGCAAGTAATTGATGGCTGCTATGGTGCTATACCCAATTACAGAGACTAGAAAGTCAATTCTAGCCTCTCTTTTTTGTTTGCGTATCATTGCGCTATTCATTGTCTTATATCCTTTCTAATGTTTGTTGTTTTAATTCAGCTAACAGGCTATCTAATGCTTTGTTGGCTTCAGCTTCAGATAGTTCAAATTTAATAACAGCTTTGCCTAGACTTTCAGCGAGACAATCAACAACTAGGTTATTACCCTGTCTATTGATTATATGTTGAAGTGTTTTAACGTCAGACTTAATGTTATCGAAATCGCCATAATTGCGAGTGTTTAATGTATTCATTTTGTCACCTATGTGTTGTTGTAGTTAATTTATGCGGTGACACTGTCGCCAATGTCACCTGATAAACTAGCTAGGCTCTAATATTGAACCTTCACCCATTGCCCTACAAACCAAATCAAACGCGTCTTTATAGTGTACTTCTACTTTCTCTATAGCACCGTAGTCAGACCCATATATCCCACTGTCAATAATTGCCTGAGCTTCCTTTTTGGTTTTGGTGCGTATGTTATACACGCTTGAGTCACCAAGGCACGGAGCGCACCAGTAAGTTAATTTAGCCATGCTGTATACCTATTTAGTGTGTCGTTGTTTGTATGTATACATAATACCAAATTGTCAAACAAGATCAATAGCATCTATAGAACATTATGTTATAAGTATATAACCAAATGCTATAGCTACTATTTATTAACGCGCGTGCGTGCGAATACTACATAGCTATTACATAGTCAACTACATAGTGTGACCGCATTGGCTTGATTGGTCATGGTAGGCTATATAGTACCAACTACCACACTCACTCTTCACTGTACAGAATCTCCAGTGACCAACATAGCCTACATAGTCACACTAAAGTCTTGACAATCTGTGCAGCCTGTGCCAGGTCGCTAGCGTGACCAATAGAGACTATATAGTCACTTTCTAGGCTTGACAATCGCTGTAGGCTGTGCTAAACAGGGGCGGGGGAGGGGGCGTAGCACGTGAGACTGTAGCAGTACCCGCCCAGATACAAAAAAGAGGTAAATTAGACTAAATAGCAACACAGTTATAACAAATAGCTATATAGGCTAAGTAGTTGATAGCTAAAGGCTATAACGGCCACTGCGGAGACGCTGTTACGGCTGAGAATCCGCCTATAAAGGAACTACATAGAGACTACATAGAAGCTTTACAGCAGTTAATTAACCAATAATATTAAATAATGCTTGACTTCTGTTCAGAATTATGCTATACTAGCTATATAGTTCATTAAAGAGTGTTTAAGTT